GTGGTATGGCATTTTCTAAATCAGTTGTTCTGCTTGATATAAGACTAGACTTGTTAGGTACATTTGCTGTAGTCGTATCACTACCAAAATTAGTAGCAATATGTGATAATTGTGATCTTTCTTGTAATATTGGCATTACTATTAGCCCCCAGCTGCTTCTGTTATACCGTCAGCTGTCTTTTTAGCGAATTGAGTTCCAATGCTTTGTTCCTCTGCAATGTATGTAGTTAATCTTATCATTTCATCTTGTTTCTTTAAACTTTTTTCTTCAAACGTCTGTGGTTTTGCAGCTTCCCCTTCTCTTTGTTTAGCCATTCTAGATAACTCTGATACACTAACTCCAACCGCGTCGGCTACAGCTTTTCTTTGGAATCCTTTCATTTTTGCAAATTCTGCTTCACCACCAACTTGTTTTAATATTTCTCTAATCATACCTTTATGGTCATCCATAAAACTTAATTGTCGTGCCTTATCAAGATTAATTTGTCTACCAAGTAACATAGACGCTTCCATTTGTTTTTCAATAGAAGTTTCAAAATCTAATAAAGACTCAGATATTTTAGCTACTGTGCCTAGATTTAATCCTAATTTTCTAGCTTCAATCGCTGTGTCTCTAACATTATTAGTACCAGCTTTCATACTAGCTGCAAAGAAATCAGCATTCTCTGCCAAATCATTAAATATCGCTTCAGGTGCAATACCCCGCATCTCTATCATAAGAGCGTTTGCTTCCATCTGTGCTAATAAAGTTTCTCTACTCGCGTCACTTACAGATTCTTGTATAGAAAGTATTGTCGCTAAATTTTCTGCTGATGCGCCTGTGATTTGAGCTGTTTTAGAAAAGTTTACTAAGAAACCATAAGATGCGGCTTCTATTCCACCTAAGTTTTTTCTTATTGCATCAAAATTTTCTTTTACATTTTCAGAACTGTAACCAGCAAAAAACAATGAAGCTTCAACTGCTTTAAGTTTTACTGCCGTCTTAGCAGCTGCTTCTAAACTACCACCCAATTCTGTTCGCATATCTCTAGCGGCAGTATAAGCTTCCCACATTAATTTTACTAATGCGATTGCGGCAGTAGCTAACGCTAACAATGGATTAGCAACTAAAGCCGCTAGGAATGCTCTTGCTCCTTTCACCATACCCTTTATGGGTGCCATCATCTCTTTCATAGCTGCATGTTGTGCTTGAGAAGCTTTCAAACCCTTAATATCAAGGGCTACTTTTTCTATTGCCTCTTTTTTACCAGATTTCAAAGCTTTTTGCATTTCATGTTCTAACTGCATTGCTTTTTCTCGTGTACCAAAAACATCATCCAAAATTTTATCCAATCCCTCTGCAGTTTGAACTTGTTTAACCATCTCACCAGTTAAACTTTTTTGATCTTTTATGGTATCTTTGATTAATTTTCGTTTTTCTTTTATAGCTTGTATTTCAGCTTTACGGTCTTGTTTTTGTTCTGCCATAGTTTATCTTTACATATATTTTTTGACTAAAGATTCCCACTCATCGTCACGTTCTTGTTTAGTCATTTTAGATAATCGCTGGTCAGCACGTTTCCTTAAATCGGCAGCCCTTTTCAATAAATTACCGAGTTCAGGGTCTTTTTTCTGTATATCTTTTGTTGCTTTTTCTGCAGCCTTAGTAGCAATTTTACCAAAGAATCTATCTAAAAACCCTTCTCTGACTTGTGATTTTACTTTTTTATAATTAGGCATTTGAATCTCCATTAAAATTAAGTGTTATAACTCAATAATAAATATCTATTTTATAAAAATATGTACTTATCTATTTTTGTGTTTATTTATTTCTTTTTGATATAATTCAGCTTCTTGTTTATAATGACTAGAAAGCCTTTTTAAATAAAAAGTGCGTAGAAATATAGGTAAATTATATGCTTCTGTAAAACTAAACCCACCTTTGGAGTTTAATATCAGCTGGAAAATTTCCTCATGTATTATAGGTTTACTTTCTACTGCTAGGCCAAAAAAATCGTAGGGTGACTGGAATCGTCACCTCTATCTCCTCTCCATCAACATTAATATATGTTGACATATCAATGTCTGGTGTCATTGATGATAAATGTTGTCTGAAAGCTAATGAATCTCTAGACAAAAATTCATTGTCTACAAAATTATTTACATGAGTTTTGTCATTATTTCCATCAACTGATAATAATACTCTTTTTAACCTAGTAGTTAATTCTGAACTTCGTTCTTTAGATATTTTTTTTAATGCTTTTAAATCTACCTCAATGTTTTTTTCATCTCTAGCAGTAAGTAATTTAAATGTAACTGTTCTTTTTGAATTTGGTAATTCATATGAAAATTCATTAACTCCTTTAGTAAACTTTTTAAAATCTATATCTACTGGTTCTAATTTAGATAAATCAACTGTTTGTTCTTCCCCATCATATTCAAACTGATAATCTTTACCATAACCAAGAACACGAGCAGCTACCATAATAGCATTTTTATCACCAATCAACAAATCTTGGATATTTATTGTTTTATCTACAATCAATGATTGTAATAGTACATCGATAACTGTCCCTTGTTTTATCAAGTTCTGAGAGGTTAATATATCCTCTTCTTTTGCGGTCATGTATTTTACTTCCACTTTACCTTTAGCTAAAGGGTGACCTTCAACATAGAAATGTCCTTTGGATGGTAAATCTACCACTTCCGTAGGAAACTTAAATTCAGCCATGTATGACTCCTTCTAATGTGTGATTATATATATAACTTTTTTGGTTATAAAACTAATTTATTTTTTTCCGAACTTTTCAGCGGCTGTAACACCAAGTCCAACTACTGAGATATACATAAAACATTCTAATATTTTATCTTTAACCTCAAACGCAGTAAAGGTATCAGCACCCCAACTACAAATCAACATAAAGAAAGCTGCGAAACCAACTGTTCTCTTAGATGATATTTTAGCGTCACTTGATAACATTTCTGTTAAAAAACCCATATTAACTCCTTAGAATTGTAAGATAGCGTAATCGTATTTCAATGTCATAGTAATTTCAGCTGGATCTGTTGATGCATAATCTAATTCACCAAAATCTGCAGATTCAATGAATGTACCTTTAAGAATCCATTCTTCAACAACATCACCAACTGGACCTAACAAATTAAAAGTAACATCTTTCTTATAGAAATCAGAATATCCATCTCTACCTGTTACAGATTCATGTGAAAGTCGTATCCATTCCATAACTGCTTGTGCTGCTGACGGAACAACTGGGTCATAAAGAGTAACATCTATAGGTTGCCATGCCCCTTTACCTTTAATATATCGTTTAACATTTATATGATCTAAAACTATCTCTTCAAATTGTATTGAAGGTCTTTTTGCAGTTTTAATCAAATAAGCTGGAACACCTTCAATATACATGATGAACCGATTTTTAGTTTTCGGCTCAAACGGTGTAAACATAATTTCTGAAGGATCTAATGTAGCCATTCTTTATTCTCCTAAAAAGTCCGTTATTTCTACTCATAAATAAATATCACTTAAACAAATTTTTTATAATTTTGTTCTAAAAAGAAAAACCCCTTATAAAAAAGGGGTTTTTCATTATACGTTATTTTTCTTTTATAAGTCAAACTTATTCAGGAAACGTAGCTCCTGTTGGTTGAACAACAAAATCCAATACAATAAACTCTGCAGTTCTTGTAGGTTGAATAAATATCTGTCCAATCAATTGATTTCTATCCACAACATCAGGTGTGTTATTAGAATCATCCATAACAACCCTAAATGCACTCAAACCACTATTCTGTTGTACTTGTTCAAGATACGGATTTACAATATTCAAGAAACGATTTCTCAATGCTTGAGTATTCTGTTCAAATACCAAGTACCTTGAAGAACTTGCAATGAACTTCCGTAATGCAATCAACAATCTACGAACATTGATTCTATCAAGTGCTGATGGTTTAGATTGTAATGTTTTTTGTCCAAACACCACTACACCTTGACCTGGGAATGAAGCAATTGGATTAACTCTACCTTCATAAAGTTCATCTCTTTCAGCAT